TTTTTCAGTATCCTTTGTGTCGGTACTTAAAATGATTCCACCCGCTGTTGTGGTTTTTGGTGTGCGAATTTGAACCAGAACACGGCTACCAAAAGGCACTATCCCCGCTTCTACAGCAGGAAACGCCTCTTTTAATGCGTCCTCATAAGTCGTTGTCACGATATTTATCCTCATCGATTAAGTTTAAAAGTACATTAATGGCAGATTCATAACCTTCTATGACACCAACGCGATACCCGTACTCAAAAGCATCGCGATTAACTGGTCGTTTTAAAGCCTCAATTGAATAACTCATTTGAGATTCTTTAAGACGATTTAACAGCTTAGTTTCTAAATTCATGCAGGGGTTTTAGATTCTTTAGGCTCTTTTGCTTGTTTTTGGCCATCAACAGGCAAGCCTGCTGCCATTCTGTGATGTTGTTTAACTGCCGCATTGTCTAATGGAACTTCTTTGCCTTTTGTATCGTTTGCCATAAATTACTCCTATTGTTAACGTGATCCTGGGTTTATACCCGTTCCGGTTGATACTGCTACTTTTTCACCGCTCATAATTTCAGCTTGAGCCAATTGCATGGCGGTAGTGTTGTCTGCTGTGTTCATACGTTCGCGAGCAGCAATCTCTTCGGCTGAACGTTGATTTTCGGCTTGTTCATGCTGAGCTTCACGTTGCGATTCAATTTGCTGTTGTTGCATATTAGCTTGCAACTTAGCTTGATCAGCTTGAGCATTTTGTTGAAGCTTGGCTTGTTCAATTTGATTTTTAGCTTGATCAGTTTGCGCGCGCTGTTGTAAAGCAGATTGCTGAATTTGAGCGTTAAGCTGCGCAATTTGCATGCTATTATCAGGTGGCATCTGTGGTTGTGGCTTGTACTTCTGAGCTGCTTGAGTGATTTGCGCAAGTTCTTGACCAAACCCAGTTAACTGCTGTTCAATAATTTGTTGTACTTGTAAAATCAATTGAACTTGCTCAGATGCTTCATCGCCAATTATTTGTTCTCTTTCAGCCTTATCTACAGCTGTATGTGCTTCAGTCAAATAATAGTTAAGCAAATGATCACGCAAGTGCAAAGCCATTGGATAAATGTATGTTGGCATAATGGCTGGATTTTTACCAAACATTGGGGATTGAATAAACGCCATATGCGTCATTAAATGCCCTATATGGTCTTGTTTAGGCAAAACATAAACAGGTCTGCCCATTGCAGCGGCCACGTTTTCAGAAACAGGATCCATATTTTCAGAAGCAGGCTTAGGCTGCAACAGATCATCAGGATCAAGCTTCATTGTTTGCAAGAACATCTCTTCAACTTTGCGCTGATCGTACATGCCTGGCATCATTTGCGCTCTTTGCAAAATGGCTTGCATCTGGGCAAATCGCTGTGTTTCGCTAAATATAGATGGATCACTGACTGGCACAATGTCCATTACACCATCAAAATCCGATGGATCAATCTCAAGACCTGATTCTAATGCTTCAATGTCTTCAACGGTCAAATACGCTGAGTTGATACGGTGCAAAACTTTCAACACGCGATCCATCGAGCTATGTAAACGCGAATGGATAGAACTAAACACCACCATACCCTGTTCAATCAGCGCCATCGTGGTGCCAACAGGTTGATTTGGGTTTTGGTCTGACAATTTTTCAAAAGACGTTTGAACTACGCCTTTGCCTGCATCAACCAGAAATCCTAACAACTGAAACAATGTGGGGCTTGGACCATTAAATGGCACTTGCATGGCCAACTTGCGGATATCATCAACTAATGCACCACCATCAATTTCTGCAATTTCGGTTGGTTGCAAATTGATGGTTTGCCCACCGGGGCCGCCTTTCAATTTTAACATCGTTGGGATGTTTTGAATGTGTGCTGAATCTAACAGCGCGCGTAATGCGCCTGTGGCAGCACCAGACAAGCCACCGATCATGTGGGTCAAGCCAATAGGGTAAGCGCCACGCCAAGGCACAAATGGAAACTCAACAATCCAATCCAGCTCTTTTCGGTATTGATCTTCTGGCTCCCAATTGCGATATAGTGATAAACCTGCGCCGCTCGATTTATCAATGCTAATAATGTATGGCTCAATTCCATCTCCAAAATCTAAATTAGCATAAACCTCAAATACAGTACGCAAACCATCTTCGTTATAGCTAGTTTCTTTACGGCCTTCAATTTTGTCATTTGCCTTAGACGATTGACTAAAATCGGGATCGCCAGCATAAGTTAAATCAACATCAATATACATTCCTGCTTTAACTCTGCGAATGTACTCGAGCTTTGTAATGTATTGCACGTGCGTTTTGCGTTCTGCTGTATAAAAATTTGTTGCAGCAAATGGCAAATAAATGTCATCAATTGGAATAAATTCAGTTTGTGGACGTTTGTACTGGTTGTTCCACATTAACTTGAGGTATTGTCCGCCACCTAAAGGTAATTGCGTTGATAATTGTTCTAATTCTCCACGAAACTCTGGCATTTGCTCAGTCAACTGCCAATTCATAAAGTCAGCTTTACGTTGGGCTTTTGTGACCTTATCTTTGTCGTGAATGCCGTTAATTTTGGTTTTGACTGGACCATTTGGCGGAAAAATTTCTTTCATTACACGTGCTGAGAAATCTACGCAAGCTTCAACCAGCATGGGATGTACAACCTTGTTAGCACCTGTAAACTGTGCGCCACCAGGCGCATCATCACCCAACCCAGTTCTACGCAAACCTTCTTCGTATTGCTTGTCGCGTTTTTCACGTGCTTCTTTGTCGCGTTCAATCTTTTCTAGCAAATCCTCAATAATGTCATGCAACGCGCCTTGATCTACTTCATCAATAATGTTGGCAAAATGCTCACTATTTTTTTGCTCATCTTCTTCATTTTGAAGTTTGATAATTGCGCCACCATCTTCGGTATCTTCTACGTCAAAATTATCATCTTCAAGCTGTACCATTTCGCCATCATTTTCGTTTAAATCTTCTAATTGCTCAGCCATTATCTTTCACCAAATTCAGATTCTTCGGGTGTTGCAAAAACAGGCTTATCTTCTTTGATTCTTTTGATAGCATGCTCTTGCGCTTTTATTTGTATAGATTTCGGTATTTTACCGCCTTCTGGCATTGACAATATGCTTTTAATTTCATCAATCGTTAAATCTGGAACCAATGTTGGCACATCCATTTCCACGCCATTGATTGGCATGCCTATGGAATACTCAGTCATTACATTGCCATCAGGACGTTTTAATTCATTTAAATAGCCACGACCTTTTTCAGTTTGATCAGGTCGCAAGCCATATTCGCCTTGGTGAAGTTCGTCAATGATTGATTGTATATGATCAGAATCAACCTCAACTGAACCACCATCAGCATAACCTTTCATCAATTCATCAAAACTGTTAAATCCTGTGTTTCGAATATCACCAACATCACTCCATTTTCCTGATCGCACAAAATCTTGAACAGCAGATAAATATTTTTCAGCAGGGGCTTTGTTGCCTTTGCCTTTAATTTGTTTAATTTGTGGCAAAGGTTCTGGTAAATTGTTATACCTATCTAATAACTTATCATATAAATTAGCGGCTTTAAGCTGTGAATGAATGCTAATAACATTTGGTAAATTAAAAGCGGCTTTAAATAATTGAGTCTCTTCAGGCGTTAAGTTTTCTTTAATAAAGTATTCGTCAAACGGGTCTTTAAGCCCAGGTCTTGTTTCAATCGTTACGTGCGGCTCACCCTTGGTATCACGCAATGAAAAAATGCGCGAACGACCAGCCGCCACATCTGGGCAATAACCACCAACGCAATGACCCATAACATCGCCTTCATATTTAAGCGCATTTGCTAAAGCACTGGTATCACTCACTTCATTCGGTTGTTTAAGTTCAACCCAACTCAATCCTTGTTCAGGATAATCTTTGTGTAAATGAGTTGCTGGGTTACGCGCCAATGCCGCATTTGCTTCAGCTTTTTGTGCGGCTCGCCATTCATTGATTTTAGCTACGCGCTCAACAGCTTGTGGCACAGATACTTTGTTTAGCTTACTGGGGTCTAAGCGTAACGCTTCAGGAAGATCCGAATCATGTCTAATTGAATTATATAACTCATCCCTCAAATGATTAAAATTTAAATGTTCATGTAAGTTTGGTGAATAAATATTTTCTTTATCAGGAACTTTGTTTAACCAAGGATATTTTTCTGTTTCGTTTTTGTATTTTAAAAAAGAAGCTGGGGTTGTCATTAACCCAAAGTCGGCCATGTCTTCCCATGATTTAGCTAAATCAGATGTAGCCATAGGTTCTGCTGGATATCCAGCTAAATTCCTACTGTATTTCGCTTGATCCCTAAAATAATTTGATGCTATATCATCCGGTTGAAAATGTAAGATTCCTTTTTCAGCTAATGCACGAATAGGATCTTCAGGTGTTGCCATTTCATTTTGTATGTATTTTGCAGCTTTTGACTGTAACCAGTCATTGATTGCCGATCTGTCATCCAAATTTTGAAGAATTTGTTTTAAATCCTGTTGATTTAAAATCTCTTCTGGTGAATGTGTTGATCTCAATCTATCAGCTAAGTATTTCGGATCAAGTCCACTACGATGTTTTAATTCTAAACTTTCTATTGCTTCTGGAATTCCAGTCCAATTACCACCTTTCGGCTTAATAACGCCAGCTAACCCACTTGCTAAATTAGACGGTCCAAAATTCAAAGCTACATCCATCATTTTATTTGGATCTTTAATATCATTTGCTGATGGAACAATGTTTTCTACATTG